AAAAAAAATAAATGGTTTTAGAAAAAAAAATCCCCCTCCCTCGGTTTTTGTTCCACATATAAGTAATTTATAAGGAGGTATATATGGCAATATTAAAAGACCAAATCAGACAAGATAATCTCCAAGTATCTCTTCTTGATGTGGATGATTTTGTCAAGAAGAATAACTTAGTTGAAATAACTAACCCAGTTATCTTTGATACATCTAGTAATCCTACACCAGATGGATTATTATCAAATACAATCTTTGGTATTACCAAAGAATCTAGAGCTAGTACTTTTGCATATATTAGCTTAAAGAAGAAATTCTTACAACCTTTAGTGTATAGAATCTGGAGTAAAGTAGACTCTAAGATTAAATCTGTTATTCATGGTATCGGAACTTATTCTGTAGATAAGTCTGGTAATATCGTAGAAGATCCTAAAGGGGATAATGGTATTGATTTCTTAAGAAAGAATCTAGATAAGATTAAGTTTAGAGAAACTGATTCCATTAAACGTGAACGGTATATCAAGTTCTTGAATGATAATAGAAAGAACTTCTTTACAGATAAACTTATTGTGATTCCGCCATTCTTTAGAGATATTAAAGTAGATGGCGGTAAGATCTCCGTAGGTGATATTAATAAACTCTATATAAATATAATGGTATCCGCATCAGCTATTGGTGATTCTACTGAATATGGTTTCAGTATTGGTAAATCCGTTGAAGGTAGGCTCCAAGAAGGTTTAATTGAAATCTATAAATGGTTCGGTACTGGTACTGATAGTAATCCTAATGGTGGTCTTCCTGGTAAGTTTGGTGTTATTAGACGTGCTAACTTATCTAAGACTACCGACTATGCTACTCGTCTAGTATTATCTGCACCTAAATTGGATGTAGAAAATATGGAAGATCTTAGAGCTGACTTTGATTACTCTGTATTACCTATGACATCAGCTGCTGCTAACTTCTTCCCATTTGTTATCTTCCATATGAGAAGATTCTTTGAGAATGAATTCATTGGTGATACTAAATATCCTATCATAGATAAAGACGGTTCTATTATCTATGGTGAAATTGAAGACTATCAAATTCAATTCTCTGATGAAATGCTAAAGAAAGAGCTAGATAGATTCATTCATGGTTACTCTGATAGATTTAGACCAGTTAAAGTCCTATGTCGAGTTAAAGGTAAACAAGAATATCTTGATTTGAAATGGAAAGGATTCTATAAAGAACCTGATGGTAAAGCATTACAAAAAGAAAGACCTCTAACTTGGTGTGATGTAATCTATATGGCATGTGAAGAATCTGTTAAAGATAGAATGATTCTTATTACTCGTTACCCTATCGATACTTTCTATAATGAGTTTGCTACTAAGATTAGACTAGCATCTACTATTGAAACTGAAGAAGCTGTATTTGATGATGTAGTGTATACTCATTATCCAAAAATCAGAAAAGAAGATATTGGTAAGGATACATCCAGCTCATTTATCGATACTATGAATATCTGTAATGGGTATCTGGATAGTATCGGTGGTGACTATGATGGTGATATGGTAACAATCAAGGGGGTATATACTGATGAAGCTAATGCTGAGCTTAAAAAGCAATTAGCTAGTAATATCCACTTTATTAACTTAGGTGGCAACCCAGTTATCTCTACATCTAAAGAGTCTATCCAAGCAATCTATGCTATGACTTTAACTTTACCAGAGACTAAACTTAGTCCAGTGAAATTTTAATAAAAGAATTCCCCTATAGAGTTCAACTCTATAGGGGATATATCTTAGAATTTGATCACGTTAGTATAGTTTACTTTATCTTTTTCAAATTTAGTAATACCGATAGATTCTAATGGGAAGTTTTTCAAGTTATCATTGATAATATCACTATAGTCAACGAACTTCAATACCCATTTAGGAACTTCAGCATCAATTGGAATTGAGATACTAGTAATCTCACCTTTATAATCGTTTTGATTTTCATCTAAGAACTTCTTAATCTTTTCATATAACTCTGGATCAGAATCCATTAAAGGTAATAGAGTTGTATTATTGATTGTAACCTTAACGATATCTACTGCATTACGAATAGTTAAATCAATAGCTTCAGTACCTTCATCTCTTAATGCATTATAAACCAATGCACCTTTAATACCTTGGATACGCATTGGATTATCATAGTTAGCATAAGACTTAATTTGAGCTGGTTTATAATATTCTTTTTCACCAGATTCAATGGAGTTTCTAATATCATACTCTACACGAGCTAATGATTGTAATACATCCATTTGATTTACTTCTTCTACGTTAAGAATCTTCTTAAATAGAATATCTTTCAAAGCATTACGAGTCTTTTCTTTCAATGTAGACTTATTGATAGGTAAGCCTTTAACATCAAGCATCTTAGATGGTGGAACCAAGTTACCTTCTTGAAGTTCTTGTTTAGATGCATAGTTTTTCTTACCACCAGTTAATAAAGCTCTACCGAATAAGAACTCATTCTTCATTGCAATAAGACATTCTTTATACTCAGACTTAGTATTATAATTCTCTGCAACTAAATCAAAGTGTTCACGTAATAATCTACCTGCAATATATGATAAGATATTGATGATACTGAAACGTAGTGGTTCTTTATTACTAGAAGTTGCTACGTTAATCATTTTAGTTTCAATCTCACCAGTTGAGAAGTTATAAACTCTATCCTCTTCCATTATAGGTTCTACTTCAGGAAGATTCATAAGCTTAATATTGGATTTATCTACTGGTCCTAGAACGTCTCTAAGAACGAATGTATACCAACCATTGAAGCATGGCATAGTAGAATCTGTATCTGTGATGATACTAATATCACGTTTCATTGTAGCAGAACGATCAATCTTATCTACTACAATATATCTCATATAACACCATTCTTTAAGGACTTCAAACATGTGGTCTAAGTTATCCTTAATGATTTCTGGTGGTTTGTTAGGATCTACAAATGCTTCATCAAGTTTAGATAAAGTCATTACAATATAATCTTTCATGTATTTATTATCACAGAATTGTAAGCAGTTATTCTTATAGAATAACTTATTCAAAGTCTCTTGAGATAAGTTAATCAATAAACTCCAAATGATATTCATTGCTTTATTGATTGCTTCATCATCAAAGTAATCTCTATCGAATGTATCCATAATCTTATAGAATACATCTTCAACTGCTACATTCTCATCCAATACTAAAGTAGATGGATAAATAGACTTCTCAGAATCAACTCGATTGATGAATGTAATTGCTTCATCAATAGAATGGAACTTTACGTTGTTTGTAAAGAAGCTTTCAAAGAAAGTGATAGCATGACTAATCAAAGCACGACCAGTTCTAGTGATACCAGTTGCAACGTATAAGTTATATAATGCACTACTGTAGTTGCCAATTACACCATACAATGCATTATTGTCACGCTTAGCCAACATTTGAAGCATGTTATATTTATTGAACTTCTCTGAACCCTTCTCGTATTTAAACATCTCTTTCTTAAACTTAGAACGGTTATCAGTAAAGGAAGTAATCAATTTATACATAGGAGTTAACTCTTTTGTATATTGTTTGAATAAGCAGCCATTAGCTACCATGATAGGAGTCTTTTCATAAATATAATTACTAATACCAGCTACATCAGTTTCTGCTGTTTCTTCAGTATAGTTATTGTGTAATAGACATTCACGTTTCTTATATGCATTAGATAGAATAATATCTAATGCTGTATCTACTTCACCCTCAGTTAGAGTAGGGAAGTTAATCATTAAATTTTGTTTAGCTTGCTCTCTATATTTAGAAATAGCTATAATTTTGTCAAGTTCTTCATAGTTAGTCATATTCAAATTCCTCCTAACTGGATGTCCTAGGTACTTTTATTTGCTAATATCAGCTTATATGAATAACATTAAGTTAATAAAACGTAATTTTCGTTTTTAAATATATTTAAATAAAATAATCTCCAAGGAGGACGAAAACATGTTTTTCAACGAAAACGATCGACAAGATGTTCTTGGTGAAGATCTTGCCAACCCTAATGCTTTACTTGAAGCTATGATTTATGCTGAGGCTTCTAAATTGCCTCAAGATGAACGTATTGCATTCGCTGAATCCGAAGAAGCTCAATTATTGGTAGAAAAATCCGTATTGAATAAAAAGACTTTGGTTCGCTTAAGCAAAAATGACGACTTGGCTCGCCGTGTAAAAATGGCTGCATTCCAAATCGCTAAACAAAAGAAAGATCCACTCTGGACTAAATTGGTTAAAAACCGTGTTATCGAACGTGCTTTGATCAAAAAGATCGTTCAAAAATACAATAACCAAGCAGTTCGTGTAGCTCGCAAATCTCAAGTTGAGTACATCAAAACTGCAAAAACTTCTAAACATTTACCAACTCCAAAAAAATAATAAAACCATTCGGTATAGGGTCTTAACGATCCTATACCGGTTTTATTTGTTACAGTGAATTTTACATATGAATATATATTATAGTAGTAGAATAATATAGATGTAATTCATTAAGGAGGTTCCTAAATGTTTGATACAATTATCAACTATGAGAATTACTGGATTTATACCGAGTTTATTAAAAACAAAGGAGAAATGACACTTGATGTAAATCAACAAATTAAGAAAGAGAATTGGTCTAACCACTTCGAAGCTATTCATTGTATACTAAGAGATGGTATAGACGATCCTAGCCTATCTAAGGCTAAGATCAATTTAATTATTGGTGGTCATGAATTTGGTCTAACTATTCATGACTATTGGTTAAACTTAATCTTATGGTCTCTTATTATTAAGAGTGACTGTGAGATTGAGCCAAAACATATTTTCCTTAAGCGAGAAGTTACTGCTAAAGATATCAAGAAATATATTGATAAGTTCTTTATTGAAGTTCATATAGAAGATATCGACTTCTTAACTAAGAATAATATGATTGCAGATGCATTATACTACATTGCTAAAGTAGATGAGTTTGCAGACTTGTTTGTAAACAGCATCAACTTACAAGATGATGTATTAATGATGAATGCTATTCCTGAATACTATGATCTATTACATCCTGACATGAGTAAAGTAGATTTACAAAAGGCTAATGATTATGGTATGGAATGTATTGGTAAAGTACGTGATTATGTATTGAAGTCTAAAGACATCTTAGGATATGATCATATTTATACTAATGCATTTAGAGCTAATGAAAGTATTAATATTCGTCAGCTTAAAGAATATGCAATCTCCATTGGTACTAAACCAGATGGTAATGGTAGCGTATTCCCACATGTTATCGCTAATAGCTATATCAATGGTGGTGTAACAGATTTGATGGATTACTTTATTGAATCCTCTGCAGGTCGTACTGCTCAAATCATTTCTAAAATCAATGTAGGTTCTTCTGGTGCAATGGCACGTAAGATTGGTCTAAACAACCAAGGTACACGTTTGCATCCAGATCCACATTTCAAATGCTCTTCTCGTAACTTTATTAGATACGATATTAAAGATGCAAAAGAGCTTAGTCTAATGATTGGTAAGTATTACAGATTCGACCAAGTAAAAGACTTTGACTTAGGTCCTATTACTGAAGCTGATACTCACTTGATTGGTAAGACTATTTATACTAGAAGTCCTATTACTTGTCAGTCTCATTCTGAAGGTCATGGAATCTGTAGATATTGCTATGGTGACTTATACTTCATTAATAAGGATATTGATGTAGGTAAGTATCCATCTGAAGATATTACAGCTAGTACTACACAGTTACAGTTGTCTGCTAAACACGTATTGGTAACAGATATTCCTGATATTGAATTACCAATTAAGTTTGTAGAGAACTTTGTTCGTTCTGCAGAAACTATCTCATTAATTGAAGATCGAAACTATAATGATATCTATTTAAGATTCCATGTAGATGAGATCTTTAAAGATAATGAAGATGATGTAGATGATACAACTAATACTGTATTAGACTATAATGATTATGTGAATAAGTTCACTATCATTGATCGTAAAGAAGAATATCCAATCGAAATTGATAAGATTGATAAATTCTATCTTTCCGAAGCATTAGTTAGATTAACTAATATGAAACGCTATCAAACTGATGAAGGCGAAATCAATATTCCAGTCAGTGCATTAGCTAAAGAAGAAGATCAAACTATCTTCTATACTCCTATTGTAAATAATGAGTTCTCTAAAACTCTTAACCGTATTAAAGATATCTTAGATAAGGCTGCTGTAACTACATCCTTTACTAAAGATGATTTAGCACAAGAGTTCATGAGAGCATTATTGAATGGTGGTATGTCTAAGCATACAGTCCATACTGAAACAATCTTGTCTAATCAAATTAGAAGTGCATATAATATCTTTGATAAGCCTAACTGGAATAATGTAAATGAACCTTACGTATTACTTCCACTTACTAAGGCATTATATGAAAATCCTTCTATTACTAAGACATTAGACTTCCAAAACTTGGCTAGTATCTTGAAGAATCCATCTTCTTATAATAAGACAGCTCCGTCTACTATAGATTACTTCTTCCAAGAACAGCCACAATTATTTATGAATCAACCAAGCTTAACTAATAAGGATATCCGAAATGAACGTAAGCTTACTGATGCATTGGTGAATGAGGAAATTTAAGATTATGAATAAGATAATCTTACGTAATTCATCTATAGTGATTACTGATTACAGTCTAGGAGATGCTCCTAGACTGGAATCTTATTTCACTATATTCGATAGAATTACTTTCACTAAAAGTTATAAAGGGATGTCATATGATGAAGCCAATAGACTTCTATATCTCCCTAGGGGTTTAGACTTATATTTCGTTAAGAAATTCTTTGAAGGTGAAGAGCCAGTTAAAGAATATAATAGCGATCCATATTTTGAAACTCCACCTATTAAGATTAAGTACCTTCCTAGAGATGAAGTTCAACAAGAAGCACTTCATTTCATTCTAGGTAAAGGACAATATTACTCTAATCAGAATAATAGTCAGCTATCTATAAATCTACCAACTGGTAAAGGTAAGACATATGTAACTATAGCTTCTCTAATGTATTGGAAAGCTAGAACTATAGTTATTGCATCCACTACAGGTTGGTTAGATCAATGGAGAAATTGTATTGGTGAATATACTGATCTAGATCCATCTAGAGAAGTATTAGTAATCAATGGATCAGTTGGTATACATAAGATTCTTAATGGTATCACTGATGTATCTAAATATAAAGTATTCTTAGTTACCCATTCTACATTACAGAACTTCGGTACTAATAATGGATGGAATATGATTGGTGAACTATTCAAGAAATTACAAGTATTTCTAAAGGTTTATGATGAAGCTCATCTTAACTTTGATAATATTTGTATGATTGACTTCTATACTAATACTAAGAAGACACTATATCTTACTGCAACACCAGGTAGATCTGATGAGACAGAAAACTTTATTTATAGATTATATTTTAAGAATATTCCTAGTATCAATCTATTTGATGAAGATAATGACCCTCACACATCTTATCTTGCATTAAGATTTAATAGTAGACCATCTCCGCAGGATATAAGTGAATGCTCTAATAATGTATACGGTCTAAATAGAAATGCTTATACAAACTATATTGTTTGTAATAACCAATTCTATGATATGATGTATATCGTTATGGATAAGATCATGAAGATTGGTGGTAAAGTACTTGTATATATTGGTACTATATCAGCTATAGATATCGTTAAAGCTTGGATTGAGGAGAACTACCCTGAATTCAAAGATGATATCGGTGTTTATACTTCTGCTATTCCTAAAGAGATTAAACAAGAGCAACTTAGTAAGACTATTATACTTTCAACAACTAAATCTGCTGGTGCTGCATTAGACATCAGGGATTTAAAAGCTACTATTATCTTGGCTGAACCATTTAAGTCAGAGATATTAGCTAAACAAACTTTAGGTCGAACTCGTAATCCTAACACGGAATGTATTGAAGTGGTAGATGATGGGTTTAGATCTATATCCAGATTTTATAATGCTAAGAAACCTATCTTTAGTAAGTATGCTACTGAGTGTAGAGAGATTAAGATAAGTCTTAATACGCTACAAGAGAAAGCCGATGACTTATTTAAGATTAGAGAATCTGTTAAGAAGCAGTATGATGCTGGATATTCAGTTATAGATTATTCTAAGGATGGATATAAAGATGGAGACTAAAGATTTATTTACGAAAGATACTTTATTATATAAGAAGAACGGTAGATATAAGAATCTTCTTAAAGCATTCAACTTATACACTAGTAGCATCATTACCGATGAAGGTATAGTTATAAATAAAACCTTCACTGATAGAATTACTGAGCTTAATGATAATATTATTGCTAAAACAACATGTGCAGATCTAATAAGATTTGTTTGTTATAAACCTAAGATGAAATGCTATAGAAAATCATTCATAGAATACTACAATAGTATTGCAAAAATGTGTAATGCTCTCGATCAACTTAATAAAGAATCTACAATCTTATCTGTAGCTACTGAAGGAGAAAACTAATGAATAATAGACCAAGAAATAAAGCTAAAGCAAATTTAATCACTACTGTTGGTACTGTAGACAGATTAGAAGCAACAAATGATGCTGCATTAGAAAAACTTAAATTAATTGGTATAAATCTTCCCAAAGAATTATTAGAAGATCCTAAAGTAGTATCTCTTTTAGGTGAGAATAATGAGTAGTAAAATAGTACAACGGCGTAGAGCTTATAAGATAGATCCTAATCATATGATTAGATTCTTATACAATACTATTACTAGAGAAGAAAAAGAGTATATTAGTAAACGTATAAAAAAGAATTATTAGGAGAATAGTATGAATATAAGAACTCGTCAAAAATGTAGACTTCTTAGAAAACATTATGATCTTTTCATTCTATATATAGTTAATAATTTATCTAAAGAAGATAAAGAGCGTATTCGTTATCTTTGTAAACGTATGAAAGAGGCTACAAATAATCATGAAAGCTAAAGAAAAAGTACTTAAGTTCAAAAAGCCTGGCGCATTAGAACTAATCTCAATATTTGGACCTATGCTACCAGTAGTAAGACACTATAAGACTTTATACTACATATGCAAGTATGCGAAATATGCACGTAAATAATTAAATAAGCATATATTATTAAGGTGATAGATCATCAAGATCTATCACCTATTTATTTTATTCCATAGTTTATATTACAAAGGAGACACATATTATGGAAACTACAGTAAACAAAAACATTATGGTTAATGAAGACACAACGGCATTTGATGATTTTATTACATATGCATTAACTCGTAAACTACCTGAAGGTTATGATATCCCACCAGTGGAAGAAATCGGTATGCAAAATGTAGAGATCATTGATTCTGCAGAGGAAGCTATTCAACAACCTTTAGCGAATACAGATTCTAGCATTGCAGTTAACTTCTCTCAAATGATTAATAAACCAGAAGTAGAAGAAGTTAAGACTGAAGTAGCATCTGTACCAGATAATGGTGAAACTAAAGTAAACGTATTCTTCCCTAAGAATGAACACATCTTAAGTAATTATGTAGATTATGATTCTTTCAATAAAATCAAAGAATCTAATACTGAAACTATAGTACGTGCAGTACGTCTACTTAACTACAAAATGAGCGATCAAAATGCAGCTATGAAATTCGGTCAATTTGTATCCGAATTCAACTCTGAATGTGATCCAAATAAACGTCTACGTTATGAATTGATTCGTCATCAAGGACGTGAAAAGGATCTAGTGGTACGTTTATCTACAGTAGTAAATGGTACTACAAAATACTATGCAGATATTTATCCTGATTTGAATAAGATCGATATCGATCATCATCTAATCAGTTCTGCTAGAAAATAATTATAATTCCCCTAGGAGTCCAATCTCCTAGGGGTTTTATTTTTTTAAGATAGCCGTTACAAATCACTAATAGATTGGGGTGAATATATTGGCTAACTTTGAGAACTATAATAAAGTAGTCGAACAAATCTTTGAACTAAATTATCAACTGACATTAAAAATGGAGGTTACGTTTAATAATATAATTAAGAGAATCAATACTGAGATTAAGGAGAACTTCCACACTGAATATGTAGTTGGAGCTAATAAGCTTACAACTAATCTTAGATATAGATATAGAATGAGACTATCTCCTAGAGGTGAAACTGTAGGGGTAATTATCGATTGGGATAACTATGATGACCTATATACAATCATAGATGAAGCGATAGATATCTGTGATCCTGGCAATAAGACATCGCCATTTAAACGGATGTATTCAACTACAGGGGATTTATTAGATATCAAATGTGATAGTCTTAAAGTTCGTTACTTACATCTTGACGATAGATTTGGTAATAGATTAGATCTAATGCCATTTGTATTAATAGATGATCATAATGGTACACTAACAGAAGCTATGAAGTTTAGATTCAATAATGATCTAATATTCGATGTACCAGTATCTCGTCTTAAGGGATTTAGAAGATTCCTTATGACCTATAATCCATTATTACATGCTGGATCTATGGCTAGATATATGGCTATAACTCCATTGCTTGGTACTAATAGACAGAATATGATGAGGTAATATTATGGATATCAAAAGAGCTAGAGAACTGATCAGACAATCTAATATTAGTTATACTGCTTATAGATTCAATCCAGACGGATCAACTAAAGTGGAGTATCAAATAACTAATAAAGATTATCAAGATATGATTCTTAATAGCATATTTGTATTAAAACCTTATAGAGGAAGATAAAGAATAGAGAAGGAGTTTGAAACTCCTTCTCCTATTTATTTTTTATACTGTATACATGATTGGTTGGTTAGTATTAGCTGGATTGACATAGTTATCTCTTAAGAACTCAATAATCTCCATTCGTCTTTGAGCTTGAGATTCTAAAGAAGATAACTTCAAGTCAATATTAGCATATACTGTTTCAATACCATCATAGTGTTTGAGGTATTCAAATAAGTATGTAGCCACATCAGCTTGGGCTAACTGTTCAAATGTCTCCATCTTAGTTGGTTCAATAGTCATTAAGTTTTCTGGATGCTTAACGAATACGCCAATATAGACATTAGATAACAAGTTATCTGTATTACCACCTACAGCCATTTCAAGTTTAACCATATTTGGTGGAATGAAATCTAGATAGATACCGCTATTGAATAGTGAACTTATATCTGCATAGTTTTGAGCAAGCATAATACTATCAGTATCCATAGATCTCGCTAATACATTATAGATACCATAGCCAGAGTATTGTTGTAACCCAGCCGTTTCATTATTTGTATCAGACCATAAGATATCTTTAACACCAAGAATCTCATAGTTATCTGGTACTTGACGATCTAATAGATAATAGCCATCTTTCTTATCCTCTGGTTTAAGTTGGACTTTAATCATATGAGGAAAGAAACGGCTAAATGTAGTTAATGTATCCGGTTTGATTACTTTATCAGCCCAGTGTTCTTTTTGGAGTTCTTCAGGTAAGTTCAAAGGAGCTGTACCTAAACGTCTCTCTATTTTATTAACAACGTCTGTCATTCTATTAAACATAATTTCAGACTCCTTTTAAAAAAGTACATTTTATTGATATATTATTATGTTGAGGAGGAAAGATATGAACAGATTTGACATAATAGAATTAGCTCAACAGACTCTTACATTCGTATATGATACATTTAACGGAAAGGTAAACACATTAGATCCTTACACAAGATTAAACTTTGTTGCAGGATATTTAGATACTAAAACTAACATCGCTAGAACTACACCATATGGTTGTATTTATATAAGCTTAGAAGCTTTTGCTGATACAGTAGAGCTTCATGGGTTTATTGATACAGATCAAATTAGAAACTTAGCATTGGAGATTATTATTCATGAGTTAACTCACGTAGACCAATTGATTGATTATAAGTATATCAAGTTCAATAATGGTTATAGAAATGAGATTGAACTCCAATGTGTTAAACAATCTTGCCAATGGATATTAGATAATATCCAGTATATTAGATCTCTTGGATTAGTAGTAATCCCAGAAGTATATCAAGCTAGATTAGCTAACTTAACTAATGAAGTATATACTCCTAAATATCCAATGGCTATTGCTATGGGTAAACTAGAATATATGCTAGGTAAAAAGTTTAGAGAATTCAGCAATAATAATATTGAGATTGAATATATTGATAGATTGAAAACTCATTATGCATTTATGGTATGCGAGAATAGATCATATATCAACTCAGTTAATCTAAATGATCTAGGTGAACGTCTATTAAATGATAAACAATATACAGTTGAGTACTTAGAATACGGCAATTCTAAATTAGTAATAAAAATCACCCAAGGAGCTTAGACTCCTTGGGTTGTTTTATTTTTTTCTTAATATTGCTTTTTAGCCCATTCCATGATTTCGTCTTTGATGTATTTCTCAGGAGACATAATCAAAGATGCACCACTATCATCAAATAAACGAACGTTACCGTTTTCTAACACAGTCATACCACGTTTATGGAATTCCATTACATCAGAAATCAAATCTACATTTGCAGATTCAGATTGAATGTAGCTGATTACTGCAGGATTATTGATAGGAATAATACGACCTTCGAAGTTTTCTTGAACTACAACTTCATTAGCATCTTCCATACCAGCAGATTCTTTAATCAAACCTGTAGTGTAAGCACGTTTATGAGAAGGATAGATTACACGGTCCCAAGTAATAATCTTTAAATTTTTTACATAGTTCTTACCGCCAACGTTTTCTAATGCACCTAATGCACGAAGACTGAAGCTTGGTAATTCGCCATCTAAAAGATCTTCATTGAAGTCACGTCCTGCTTCGTTATTAGTACCAGTAAAACGACCAAGAACTAAGTTACCTTCAACTTTAATATCAAGATATTTAACTACTACCATACTAGGGTCAATTGTAGATTGGCGTTCAACTTTGTCACTCATAGGGTGACCTTGTTCACCTTTCATATTACCAGTACGTAGTAATTCTTTTGTGCGTTCACACATGATTTGAGCTTTTAAGTCAGCAGTTGCATAACAACGGCGGTTACGATTAATTACATCACCATCCTGAAGGATACCTTCAGCAACAGGCTTGTTGTTGATACTTTCAACGAGTCGAGATTCACCAACCGTCATTGGAGCTTCATGTATAATAAATGGAATATTCATTTTACCCTCCAAGATTAAATAATTTAGTATTACATTTATGTTAATTGACCCCAGTTTTAGCTGAATACAATGTTTAATATCTGAACTTATTAATAATAAACATAAGTCTTAAAAAGGAGAAATGCGTAAAAATGATTACGAATATTAGAAAACGGCAACTCGAATTGACTAAAATGCGTAAGACTTCAGATAATTACGCTGGTCTTTACAACATCGTATCAGAGAACCATAATATGACTCAGGCTGAGACGGTATTCAAAAACATATTGGAGCTAGATTCTAATATTGATACTGCGATCATGAAATCTGTAGACTTATTATTGGAATTATACAAATACAATGATCCAGTAGTAGTCAACAAGCATCGTCAGAAAGTATTAGAATCCATCACTAAAGTACGTGATGCGAATCAATTTAAAAACTATCTTCAACGTAAGATGGCTCTCCATAAAGGAAGAGTTAAAAACAAAGTATCTAATATCGTTGATAAAGTCCATAATGATATTAAAAATGGAGCTAAGACTGCAGCTAGTAATATTGCATCTGCAGTACCAGGCAATTCTGGTGATGGAGAGCAAGCTGCACATGAAACTTTAAATATGATGTATAAGGTAGCATGTGAGAATGTAACTTATGATCGTATTATCAAGAACTATGAAAAGATTGGTAAACGTTTCGATATTGATAAAATCGTTATCGAGAAAGTATTCACTAAAGATGATGCAGTTAGAGAGACTGCAAGAATCTGTAAGCTAATTGATACTTATAATATGTCTAGCATTAATAAGTTCAAGGTAGCTACAGAGAACTATCTTTTTGTCTTAAGTAAAAATGCGTGTCCATATAATACAGTGGATATTGTAGAAGCTGCAGCTGATTACTTCTTATTGAATAGTGATGATAAGGAGCTATACTCTGTAGCATTAGAATCTACTCTAAATGATATGGCTAACTATAATCCATTTGGATCTAGTGATATCTCTAAGATTGTAGATAAGATCAATAAACCTAAAGAAACTGATCTTGATGAAGTTATCGATTTCAATACTAATAGAATGGATGCATATATTGCTCAATTCAAACATGTCCCAACCCATAGTGAGTTTGTTAGAATGATTGAAACTCTACCTAATGTAGTTGGTATGAAGACATATATTAATCATATGGATATTATCTTCGATACTCTAAATATGATTAATGATGATACTACACAATACTTCATTACTTTACTTAAATTCAATGAAGCTTTACTTTCTTGCTATGAAGGTAAAGATAAAGTTGATTTAATCAAATCTCTACTTACTATTTATGAGCAGTATGCTAATAAGATTGATAAAGATATCGTTGATAGAATGCGACTCTTAGTGGACAATATCAATGAATCTGTAGATGAAAGTCTTATTACATTACCTGCAAAGATTGATATGCTTTTAGAGTCTTTAGAATCTTTAGCTGAAAAAGATGCTAATAGTCTTATTGAAGAATCTTTCGATAGATTCTCCTTAGATGATATTGATGGTATTACTCAATTAACTAAGTTAGATCCATCTGTAATTAAACCATCTGGTTACCAAACAGTTTTGAAAGATACTCTTAGAACTGCTAGACGTAAACAATATAAAACATTCGAAGACTATGAAAAGATTGACTGTATTAAAGATAACCTAAATAAACTTAAAAACATTGATGATTCTTCTGATGAAGATATGTCTTTAGATGAAGCTATTATCTCTACTAAAGTTAAAGAAGCTTGTGTAAATTCTTTATATGACTTCACTAAATATCCTACTACTCTTAAAGAGATGAATATCGTTAATACTATTGCTATGGCTTCTGAGAAAGTTAAAGCTAAACTTAGCGATGTATCTGCAGACGTATCTAACTTAAGCCGACAATTTGATGCTCAAATGGATCAACTTAAAGGTGTAGTTAATACTAAAGACTTAGAGTCTGAAAATAGAGAGGCTGTTATTGCTGGCAATATCTTACCTAAAGCAAGCCGTATTATCAAACTAGCTATCACTGCTGGTGTAGGTTACTTTATTAACCCTGCAATCTCTGTAATTGTAGTCTTAGGCTACTTAGGCATGTCTTTAGATGCTCAATCTAAAGAACGTCGTAAAGTCTTAGAAGAAATTGAATTGGAATTAGAAATGACTAACCGTTATCTAAAGAAAGCTGAAGATGATGGTAGTCTTGAAAAACAAAGAGAGCTTCTTAAAATCAAGAAAAAACTTGAAAGTCAAAAAGCTAGACTCATGTATAATATGGCATTTAAACATGGTGAAGCCTTACCTGGCAAAAACAAAGACGATGATTAATAAGGAGATATATAATGGGTCTTAATGATTTCTTAGATCAGCTTAAAGAGCAAGCCATTTATATGGAAGCTGATGATGATAAGAAGAAAAAGAAAGATGATAAAAAAGAAGAGGACAAGAAAGAAGAAACTCCACCTCCTGCTGGGGATGGTGGAGACCCTCTTCAATCCGATACAGATGATAATGCCGATGATGCTCCTGAAGATTTAGGAGCTGGCGATCCTGATGCGGATGGTGATGGTACTGATGAAGAACCTGATGATCTAAGTGGTGGTGATGACCCTGCAGATGATGAACCAGGTGACGATGATGACGAACAGCCAGAAGAACCTGATATGGATGCAACCGATGATGAAGAAGGTGATGCTCCTGAAGGTGATGATGGTGGTGATCCATTAGCTGATGATTCAGATAGTGATGATGAACCAGAAGATTTAGAAGATGGTTCTCCTGATGAAGATGGCGATGATGACACTATCGATGATCCTGATGCAGGTGACGACACTGATGATGGTGATATGGAACCTGATGATTTAGGTGATGATGGCGGAGATTCCGATGATCCAGATGCCGGTGGCGATGATGGTGATATGGAACCTGATGACCTAGATGATGACGGAGGAGACGGCGGTGATGGCGGAGATGATACACCTGATGCTGGAGACTCTGATGGTGGTGGAGATGCTGGTGATGCATCTGGCAGCTCTGATGGTGGCGAAGAGGGAGATATCAAAGGTTTAGAGAATGAAATCTTTGAAGATCTTACTGATGAACAAAAAGCCATTCGTACTAAAGAATTGAAAGATAGATTCATTGAGCTCTATAATGTAACCTTAGCTTTCAAAGAGAAAGTAGATTACGTTAAGAAGAACTCTGATAATATGAAGATCATTACTAAGGTATCTAAGTCTTTAGACAAGTTATCTGATATGATCTCTTACTATATCACAAAGACATTCAATACTAAGTCTTATATTGAAAACAAATCTGACTTCTATTATTGTCTTTGGGTTTTAGATAGATTGAATGAATTAATGGGTACTTTAGCTCCTAAAGAACCTATTAAAAAGTAAACTGTATACTCTTGTACAGTATAACAATATAGTAAATATTTTGGTGTCCCTATAGATACCTGATATAATCAAAATACAAAAAATACATTTATAATCTCGAAAGGAGAAAGATTATGCCAGTTGTAGGTGAATCTAAACAAGACAACGTAGTATTTGGTCGTGGCTATAACACTTCCAGTACTCGTCAATATGCTTCTGCTATTCGTGAAATGGCAGAAAATATCCGTCAAGAGACAGGTGCTGAATTCTATACAGAAATGAGCCGTGTAATGATGTCTCCTGAATCCAATGAAACTATGCGTGATTTCTTCGTATCTGAATCCGCTGATATGGAAGAATTCCAAGCCCTTGGCAACCCAGGTGGTTATCAAGACCATATGGCTATGATGGAAGCTCAATACGAAAATGACCGTTCCAAATTATTGGAAAGTGCAACTCTTGGTGCATACAACCCAGTTATGGGCTTAGTATTCCCATTGCACAAAAACCTTTTGATGAACAACGTATTCGATAAAGGCGCTATCAACAAAGCTGTTGCTAAAACTCCTAAATTCACATTGACTATGAAGATCCGCAAAATGGTTACTCCAGATGGTCGTGAAATCGATATGTTCACTCAACAAAATGAAATGTTTGGTGCTATTCTTGCGACAGCTCCAACTCATAACTTGTTGGTAACTCTTCCTTTGGCTCCAACTGATACAACTGCTCAAGACAAAATCCGTAAAGCAGTATTTGGTCCTCAAGGTTTGATCCAAAACATCGATAACTTCTCTATCGAATCTGCAGTAACTCATATCGTAGTTAATGCTATTCCAAAAGCTGGTTACATGAAACCTAACGCTGCTGGTGATGCTGTTGAACCTGTAACAGCTGCTGAAATTACTGCTGCTGCTCCTATCGACGTTGCAGTACCTATTCAAGAATGCCGCTTCGAACCAGGCTATGGCGAAATCGACCGTCAAATGATGACTGCTTTCTCCGTAACTGTTGAACAAACTGCAGGTACTCCTAAAACTATCTCCGGTCACTTAGCTGGTTTCTTCAAAAATAACCAATTCATGTTGTACTGCTCCGACACTACAATTCAAAAAGTAGTATTGGCAGTTCGTCGTGAAACAACTTCTGCTATGCACAACACTGTAAGCGTTAAATGGGATTCCCAAACAAACATCGTTGAAATTCCTGATGCTTACCCAATCAATACTACAATCAGCCCTGAAGAAGTAAAAGATATTCAAGCTCTTTATAATGAAGATCAATTGACTAATATCCTTTCCTTGTTCAAAACAGCTCTTGGTAACTTCAAAGATGACAAAATTCATGCAGAATTGGATGAATCCTTCTTACGTATGCCAGAAGCTAACCGTTTAGCTGAAGTATTTGACTTCGCTCCACCAGAAGGTTATGCATTGGATCAAGTAGAATACCGTCACAAAACATTCATGGATGCTTTGGACAACTACGCTCAATATATGATCCAAGTATTGAATGACCCTAACATCACAATCTCTGTAATTGGTAACCCTGCGATCATTCGCAAAATCACACCAACTACTTACACTTACCAAGCTCCAAGTTCCATTGGTCCTGTAGAATTAGACTTCACTCGTACAGTTGTAACTTCCGACAAACGTGTTTACAACTTCGTAAGCTCTGATAAACTACGCAACAACCAAAACTTGATTATCTTGTTAAACCCTCGTAATTCTGATCGCATTATCTATTGCATCTATGATTACCAATTGTACTTATCCAATGAAATCCGTAATGCTCAAAACCCTGCATTGCCTGCAGTACATGCATTCGAACGTTTCAAATTGGTAGGTTATCAACCAGTACAAGGTCGTGTAAAAATCATCAACCCAACAGGTCTTCGTACACGTTATGAAAACACTGATCCTATCGGACGTAACTTGATGAATGATTACACTACATTCATTCCTGATACTATGACAGCTGCTGGTACAGCTGGTGGTTACCCTAACGCTTCTACTTACACTAAAGTAAATGACGCTAAAGGTGACATCACTGCTCCAACAAAAGTTGAATATGTAAAACCATAATTTAACTAATTAGGATTCTAGCCTAGAGCCTTCATAGGCTCTAGGCATTTCCTTTACTTTCAAGAAGGGAGTTCTAGTATGAACAATTATGATTTCGGCGATTGCTTAGATATTATCGAGCAGCTTCGTACAAATCAAGACCCAGATCTTCTAAGACAGTTGAATCATGAACTTAACTCTTTCTTTACTGGGAGTACTTGTAATACTGTATTGCTTTCTAAGAATACAGATACTCCATTCTTTGGTATCTGTGTAATGCCAGTGATTAAAGATAATGATATCTATGATATTCTTTTGAATGATGCATTCGAATATAACAGTGATGATTCTAAAGCTAAAGTTAATAAGTACTATGTAGAGATTGATTTCAAATTATTCAATCCTATCTTGGACTTATCTAATAGAGAGATCTTAGCATTGATTCTACATGATATCGGTGCATTAGTTAATACATCTTCTCCTATCGATATTGCTAAAGCAGAAATCGATATGTACTTAGATAAAACTAATAGTGTTATCCGTAGAGCTAATACAGTAAACTATGCTGCATTGTTAGCATTCGGTTTCAAAGATCTACTTTGGAAGATTACTTCCGTTATGTTTAAAGACCATGATATGCTATTAGCTGATGACTTCTTAATCGGCTGTGGCTTTGGCATGGATCTTGAGATTGCTATTAAGAAATTGAAAAACTCCGGTTATATCAATTATACTAATAGTGGTCCTAGAGATACATCTACTATTATTGCATGGTGTCTATCTGTATATAATGATGTATTATCTAATCGTATCATTACAATCAAAGGCTTACGTAAAGCAATGTCTTACACTGCTATTCGTCTAGTTAAGCGTGAGATCGAACGTGTTATTACAGCACTATCCCGAATCGATGACAATTCTCTATTAGAAGCTGGTCCAATCGATTGGGCTAGAAAACAATATAGGGACACAACGAATTCTTTCAAATATAGTGCTATCAAAGATTATGAAAATGATCTCTTTGAATTCCAAATACGTTTACGTAATATTGATGAAGAAAATGATGCATTGTTATTATTGCATTCAATCAATACTCGTCTATCTATCATCGATGGTGTATTATCTGAAGATGATTTAGATGAAAAACTTAGATCTAAATATTCTATCTTACAAGCTAAATATATTAAGCTAAGAGAAGAGTTAGCTAAGCGTGAAACTTTAAGAAGAGACTATAATCGTATCTATATCAACTATCCTGATATGGAACTTAAACGTAGATAAAAAATAAAAAAAAATAAATACCCCTAGGAGAATCAATCTCCTAGGGGATTTTTCTTAGAATAATTCAAAGATCATAGATTCTCCGATCTCCAAATCTTCTACACCAGTTGGATCTACTGATCCATTACAGAAGATATCTAATACTTCTTCAGAAGATAATTCTTCTTCAATATCATTCACTGATACATTGATATTGAAAATATCAAAATCACTTTCACTAATGTTACCTTCTACATTAGCACTTAATGTAATATAGTCCCCATTATCTTCTCCATAACAATTAACGTTATAAGAAGAATAATCTGTTTTGGTAACTTTCATGTTACCTTCTAATTTTGGAGCTACTGCTTTTAATGCTTCTACTAAATTCATGATATGACTCCTTTCTGCCTCTCGGCTTAAAACTAAACTATATCATATCACGCTAATAATATATAACTATATATATATAGTATTACAAGGATATATTATAACCCTGATTGTAGGATATTACAGTGTAGCCTACAATAGATTAATTATTATCTTATTTCATAGGAGGTAACACAAATGGCTCTTGGACAAGGCTTATTTAACCGTACTGGTGGATCCAGTCAAAAGAAATCTATTAACGTTTACTCTAATTATCGTATGACAAACTCCAAAGATATTAAAACCTTTGGCGGTTCTTCTATTGGCTTTACATTCTGGCAAGGTACTTTGAAAATTGGTATTGCTCCATTGAAAATGGTATCTGGTCAAGATTATCCAATGCCTGATCGTGATCGTGAAGTTAGTGCATATTTGAAACACACTAAAGCTCGTATCTTGGCTAAAGAAATTCGTCGTTTCTTAGCTGGTGAATTAACTTCCGTTGGTATCACTACAGGTGCTAATACATTCCTTACAGTTACAGATGGTTCTGACTTTGGTCTAGAACAACCTGTAATTTGTATCCGTAAATTGAATAAAGATCTTTCTGCATTAGAAGAAGAGATCTTATTCATCTGTCGTACAGACTTACACTTCTCCGTTCATAACTTTGATAAAGAATCTTTCGATGGTGATAAAGACTTCGATAGCTATAAAAATATGGACTTAGAAGACTTCGTTCTTGTATTGGAAGAATATGCTAAATCTATGACTAATGCATATGCTTACTCTGTACACGAAACAGCTCAATATGCTAGTAGCAATACTAATGCAACTATTGAAGCAATTGCAGAAAAGTTAGGGGTAAACTCTAATGCTGGTAATAGCAGCTTTGGTGGTAGTTCCTCTAGTAATAGTGAATTCAAACGTGCATCTTTAGATGACATGTAATATTATAGGAGATAGAGTGATTCTCTATCTCCTTATTTTTTTGTAAGGATACTCATATGGAAGGTAAAACAGTCGCTCCTATATTTGAATACTCAAGCTTATTCAATACAGACTTATCGATATATGATGTAATAAAGTATGGATTTAAAAATTCTAAGTATTTCATTGATGGTATACTAGATTTATCTCAGTTGGATATGATCTATATCTTCCAAGAACGTACTAAACCAAATCCATTAACTGCGTTATTAAAAGAAGAATACCAAGACTCTGCTGATGATCTATTAGAAGAGATAATTAATAAGTATGGTGAACTACTTTACTTTAATACTTATGAGACCGATCTTTATAGACTATTCTATAATATTATTGGCATCGAAGGTAAGAGCTTCAATATAGCTGTAGCTGTAGATAATGAATATCAAGAAACTAATCTACGGTCTATGAGCTTAAATCTAAAAAACAAATTACGTATCTATAAGAAGAGAGATATTCCTTTAAATGAATATGATGCTATCTATACTGATAGCTTATTTAGATTAGAAGACTACTCTCCTAAAGTTGAAGGCAAACACGTCTTTGCTTTACGTAATGCTATCAATACAGATTACGACTATACATTAGGTAAGTATATAGTTCAAGCTAAGTTCTACGATATGTTTCCTAAGAACTTATTCTATGTCGTTGAACCATATGACAAATTAGTTAAAATTGCGAGGTAATTATGCATATCTACTCTAATATTGTAGAGCAAAAAACTTTACATGAACAAACTATGGCAGTGTTGCAAATCATTGCTGATTCCCTAGTTACATCCTTCGGACCTTATGGGTCTGCTACTCAAATCAAGAAAGATGACATTCTTCCTAAATTCACTAAAGATGGTCATACTATCTTGAAAAATATCTACTTCAATGGTACTTTAGAAATGAGTATCCGTGAAGTATTAGAAGACTTAACTTCTCATGTAGTTAAGAATGTTGGTGATGGTACTACATCTGCTATCTTATTATCTCAACTTATCTATAAACGTTTGGCTACTAAATGTGAACCAAATAGAGATAATGCTGAAATCTATAACTGGCATTTACCACCAGCCGAATTAGAACGTCAACTTAATGAATTAGTTAAACGTGCTTCTGAAACAATTATGTCTCAAACTCGTGAAATCCAAACATATGAAGATATTCATAAGATTGCTCTAATCTCTACAAATAATAATGAAGAGATGGCTGAGTTGATCTCCGGTATCTATATGGAAAATGGTACTGACGTATACATTGACGTTAAACGTTCTATGGATAGTCAAGATTATATCAAGATCTTTGATGGTATGACATTAGATGCAGGTTATGCTGATAAAGTATTTGTTACTAATGAAGCTGAATCTACTGCAGAAATCAATGCCCCTAAAATCTACTTCTTTGAAGATCCTATTGATACTCCAGAAATGATTAATTTCTTCTCTGCTATCATTTACCATAATATCATGGAACCTTTAAAAGATCGTCGTGAATTAACTCCAACAGTTATCATGTGTCCTAAAGTATCTAGTGATATTGCTGCTGTAATGGATCCATTGGTTAAGACAATGATGAATGCTAAAGCTAATAACTTTAATATTCCATTCTGTCTTGTATCCGATATCTATAAAAAAGAAGTACTTATGGACTTAGCTAACTTATGCGATGCTCGTACAGTTCGTAAGTATATCAACTTAGAGCAACAAGAAAAAGACCAAGAAAAAGGTGATGCTCCAACAGTTGATACAATCGTTGATTGGTGTGGTACTGCAGATGCAGTTGTTGCAGGTTATAATAAAACTAAAATTATTAACCCTAAACTCATGTACAAAGAAGGCACTACAGAATTCTCCGACTTCTATAAATCTATCATCAATAACTTAGAAATGCAATTAGCTCAAGCTAAACAAGATGGTAAGAACTTAAATGATATTGGTAACTTACGTCGTCGTATCCATAGCATGAAAGCTAATATGGTTGACTTATATATTGGTGGATCTACACCAGAAGAACGTGATAATCGTTTCGATGCTGCAGAAGATGCTGTATTGAACTGTATGTCTGCTGCTGAACACGGTTATGGTTGGGGTGCTAATATCCAAGCATTCAATGTATTCCATGAACTTCATAAAAATCCTGATAGTGGAATCATTAGTGTAGTATACAACTCCTATTTAGATTTACTTGCAAAACTTTATGGTTCTTCCCTTGGTGAAGTACCTTCCTCATATTCCGAAGCATCTGATGAAGTTAAAGATATGATCAAGACTACTATCGAGACTAAAACACCTATTAACTTACGTACAGGTGAAGCCGATGGTTTAGTATTATCTTCTATTAAATCAGATATCACTGTGTTAGACATTGTTGCTAATGTGGTTGGTATGCTTGTTACGACTAAGCAATTCCTTTGCCAATCTCCAGCACACAATATCTATAAAGATTAATTGTCCAGAGCAAGCTTACTAGGGTAGGAATTGAATTCCTATCCTGGTAAGAACCTCATTAAGGAGAAGTTTGGATGGCTAAGTTAGAAATGACTTTAGATGAATATGGAAAATCTCCTGCGGGTAAAGGTAATGTAACTGGCTCGCAATATTTGGCTGAAGCTTATAAGAAGAAATTTGAAAAGGTTATGTTAAGATACAATGGGAAGATCGATCATAACTTCTTCAATGATGGTAAAAATTATTTCATTCTCCTTAGAGTACCATCTGAGATAGTACCTAAGTTTACATATGAAGTTGTATTTAAATTTTCTCCTAAGAGTGTAACTGATAGTCACTCTAGTACTTTGAAGAATTATAAAGTGCAATTCTTCTCTAATGACCCAGCTTTCGTTTTCACATTTGCTCATGTATATAATGCAAATGGTATTCTAGTAGACGAATTATTAGATAAAATGCCTGATGAAGTGCTTAAATCTAAGCCTAAAGAACGTAACCCCTATGGGGTAGTGAATTTCGCTAAAATTCTATATTTCGGGTTCCTATATATACGTCAACATGGCTATCTAGAGAAGCATTATTATGAAGAATCTAATTTAGTAATTAGAAATGCTAAAGATTTCTTCAAATTAGTAACCGACTGTAGCACCAAAGCACAACTTCGTCTTGAAGGTGAAAAGAATGCTAGAGCTATAGATCCGTTATTTAAACATAGATTACTCAAAAAGGGAGTTAAGTCTGGTGGTAATGCAAATAAGGTAGTTAAGCATATTGGTAAAGTTAGAACTACTAATACGACTGCCGCATCAATGCAAAGCAAGGCTCTTAGTAAAAATATCAAATCGAATATTAGGAGGACCAAGACTACGAAACGAATATAAAATCATATATTATAAAGATGAATAGTAATGATATTCGTTTATGTATGAGGAGGAAATAAATGCAACTAACAGAAGCATTGACAAGTAGAACTGTTCGACGTAACATCGAAGAGTCAGGGGAAATTTACGACAGAGAGTACTCTATTCGTACTCCAGAAGCAAGAACGTTCTCTACGTCTATTAGACCAGAGGATGCAATTCCACCTATTGATGATTGGTTCCCAACATCAGAGGAAGATAAAGTATTGAAGACAATTAGAGGTAAACAGATTATTGCTCCATTGTCTCAAATGCTTACAAATAATCAAGAAGAAAGTCTTATCTTTAACTCATTTGTATTGAGTATTAAGAAATGCTATTCTTCTGAAGAACGTGTAGATCACTTTACACATTATCTAAATTACTTTGAAAAATTCTATGATCCTGAACATGAGTTGATCGCTATCTATGCAAGAATTAAGTTCTTGATTGATACTGATGAATCTAATGTATATGATCTAGATACATTCATGGCGGATGTTAAACGAGATATCTTGTTTAGTACATTTGCTAGAAAAGTAAAAGCATTAAATGAAGATAACTTTATCATTCATATCAAACGTAATAAGAAGAATGGTAATGTACTTCAATATGCTAATAAACATCTTCAAGCATTAATGGAAGTAAGTATGTTTCAATTGATATTGATTCCACTATTGATTCATTATGCTTATATCAAAAAGGTACAAAATATAGACGAATACCTGATGAAATTCTATGATATCCTTATTGTAGATATGCATCCAGATATGGATCTATATACTAAGTTGTCTGAAACTACAGCTAGTCGTATCTTACAAGATATGAATAAGAATATTGGTGCATGGGATAGACAATTTATTCGTTCACGTAACAAATTCTCTCATAGCTTTGATACAATAATTAGTATTATCATTCAAGTTATTCCAAAGGCTGTTTATAATGGTACACTATTGAATCTAATCTATGTATCCATTAAAAACAATATCAAGAATAAGGTTGTTAATGCTAAATATGAATTCGCATTCAATCAATTATCATCTGATCGTAATGAAGGTGATGATGATGACAATTCAGAATTCGATAAATTTGAAAGTCATCTCTCTAAGAAGAATGAAGCCTTATTGATTCATAATCAAGTAAACTTCAAGAATACTATGAAGCAAATTGAAGAACGATTTGGTCCATTCTCTAAAGAAGAGATTGATTATTATAAGATAGAATTATCTAAGGGACGTAAATCTCCAATTGTACCACATCAAAAGATGCTAGTATGCTATCTATTCTATAAGTGGTTTGGAGATCCATCTTCTTTAGGATCTATTGATTTAACTAACTATATCAAACTTATCATTGCAGCTAAACGTATATTAGCATCTAATGGCTTATATACTATGGAAGCAATCTTATCTGGTAAGTTTGTTAAAGTAATCAAACGGGTTAATATGAATAAGAAAGAGTTACTGAAGATTACCTCTTCTAATACATATGAATCTGTTGCATCTATTTATCGAAATGAGAAGATTACTAATCTACTCGTTTCTATGCTTGCTACTATAGTATCATCTAAGTTCCAAATTATTGATTTCGATAATAAGGAGAATACTGGTAAAGCATTCATCCCACAACAGGAGTTACTTAATGAGGAATTCTTAATCTATGCAAGCTTAATCAATAATGGTTAATAATTTGGGTAAGAGAGTTTAGTCTCTCTTACCCATATATTTTATTTCAGGAGGATTAATATAATGAGATTTACATTGAAGAAAGATTTACCAAACGGTTTCTATGAGCCAATCTTTAAGAGATATTATAGATATCTCTTTGGTCCAATTGTTATCACTGGTGATATGAATACTAAATCTGTATGTTTTATATGCGGAGTATTTAAGGATGGATATAGATATACTATGAATCTTATATTCAAAGATGATACTTTAAGGAAGATTTATTTTAACGTAACTAAGTTAGAGTCTGGTACAATATTGAATCTTGTAGCTGAAAAGGAAGACTTAGATGATGTGTTAGAATATATCTATTCTAATTATATTCTTAACAAAGATCTAGATCTTATTGAAGGTGAAAATAATGATTAGCTTAGACGGTATGCCAGATAATTTTTATAAGATTATATTTGGAGATGTAACTGTAGAAGAATTCTTACCAACTATAGTTGTAGAATGTAAATATAATGATGCTTATATAAGCGTAAATGGAAGATTGATAGTTAATAAAGAAATGGCTAGTATTGTCTTAGCTAATATAGAAATTAACGAATATGATACAACTGATCCAGAGTATCCTGTTGAAAGTTCATATCATTCGGCTAGAACTGAATATCTACGTATAAATAGAGTACTAGATGTATTCAGAGAAGGTAATAAGCTATATGGTTATAATAAGAAGATTAAGATAATCAATATGGAGGATAAATAGAATGGTTAACTTTAATGAAATAATTGATAGTATTAGACCATTACTATTTGGTAGAGTATCTATTAATGAATACACAAGAGAACTAAATATCCTTTGTAAAATAGATCAAGAAGATATTAAGATAACTGGTAAGTTAATGGTAGATAAAAATAATGGTCGTGTTAATCTTGCATATATTAATAGTAAGAAACCAGAAGATGATAAACGATCTGTTATGCTATGTAAAGCTAATCATGTTAAGATGGTTAATCTACTCAATAAGTTTGAGGAGTATAGCAAGAGATATGGTTATGATCCAACTATTAGGGTTTCAAGTAGATTTATTAATAAAGGAGAAGAATGATGCTTAAACTAGGTGAAGTTTCTGAATCTGTAAGTAATTTACTATTCGGTAATATTACTATTAGAGAGACTCAAAATACATTCTCTGTAGAATGTATCCATAAAGATGATTATTATCATATTAAAGGTAGATTCATAATTGAAAAGAGTGATAATAAGATAAGCTTTGCATATATTAATATGCTAGACTTCATTGAAAGTGATAGAATCTATCCAGTCAAGGAAGTTACTAAACTTGGTAGAGTTAATGATGATGCAATAGCTGAAGTATTAGAATCATTTGAAGATTGTAGTCTTAATTTTGGTTATAGTTCATTTATTAAACTTAAGGGGATAAGAGAAATTGGAGACTAATATACTTAAATCAATCTTAGAAACGTATAAGCAATATCTATTTGGTAGAGTTAATGCTGAGATAATAAATAGAGGTAAACACATATACATCGAATGTAGACAATGTAAGGATAGTATTACTTATGAGTCTGGTATGGTATTCGATATATCTGGAAGTAAACCAATATTGAAGAGACTATCATTTGAGATTCATAAGTATGAATTAGATGATGATGTCATATTTATGATGGAGTCTAATACTGATTTATATATGCATGAAACTTTAATGATAATTCTAGATACTGTATTAACTAAGTCCCTTAAAGTAGAGGGAATTATCTATTCTAAATACGGATCAACAAAAGAATAATACCTAATTCTAATATGTAAGGAGATTTACTATGTTACTAAAGGGATATTATACGTTGATTAGCAATAAGCTAAGAAAGGATAAGACCGTATTTAAATCTGATTATACTGGATATAAATTCTATGTAAATAGAGATAACTTTTATGTAGCTGATACTGGGGATATCAAATATGCATTAGATGAAACTGATAATGTAATGATACTTGCCCCAGAGGGATACATTAATGTGAATAATCCAGATCCTAAAGCAAAAGAAGCATTTAATGATATGCTTAGTTATATGGATACAAGAGATTATACAGAAAAGCCACTAGGAGTTTAATGCTCCTAGTGGATATTATTTTATTGGAGGAAACTAAAATGAAATCAAAAGTTATTCAAGAATTCAAAGCAGAAATCAATGGTATTGAATTTACTAATCAAGATCTTTATTGGGAAGTAGATTACATTATAGGCGAAATTGAAAACGCTCTAGGTATAGAGCTTCCTACAGAGTTCATTAAGGACTTTACTAATGCTTATACTAAATTATATAACAGTGTAGATGCAGAATACCTCTATGACTTCAAATCTGAAATGATTAGTTCTTGGGATATGGATATTAAAGATATCAAAGAATTACGATTCAGTGTTAATGGCTTCTGCTATGATGCTGAACTATTTATTGCAATGAATGAGAAGATTGCTGACTGGGATAATACTTACGGTAAGAAATAATATGATAGCCACTAGGAGTTAATCTCC